ACACTTCAGAAGGCCGTGGCGCGGTAGTAAGAACATCAACCGCTGATGACTCATACCTAAGCTTTGTCCAGACTATGGAAATAGAGCTAACCGGCGCAACCGATCCAGACCTAAACATCATCGTAACAAGAATGCTCAATAATTAATCAACACACTAGCCTGCTCCATAGGGAGCAATAAGGGGAAGAAATGCCAGGCGGAAGACCAACCGACTACAATGACGACTTAGCAGATTTAATATGTGAACGGCTAGCAATTGGCGAGTCTATGCGCGCTATAGCAAGGGATGAAGATATGCCTGCCATGTCCACGCTCTTTAGATGGTTAAGAGAAAAGGAAGAGTTTAAGCAGCAATACGAGATAGCAAAGATAGAATCAGCCGATGCAATGAGCGAAGACTGCATAGATATTTCCGATAATATTGATGGTCAGGCCGTTATGGCTGATGGCGTCCCTCTTGTTGTAGAGGGTGAGATGGTTAAGATTATTGATAGCGTATCTGTTCAGCATGCCAAGCTTAAAGTCGATACCCGCAAGTGGCTAATGTCTAAGATGAAGCCAAAGAAGTACGGCGACAGAACAACAACAGAGCACACAGGCATATTAAAAATCTCAGACCTTAGTGAGTCTGAATTAGACAGCAAACTCCTACAGTTGGAGCAACTACTTGAACAAAGCGCAAAAACTTGAGTACGCATCTCTACTAGAAGAGAAGATAAGGCGTAACAAAGACAGTCTAGGCATTCGCACCTACAAAGCCCTCTATGATTGGCAGCACCGCTTTAATGCGGCTACAGCTAACCATACTGCGTGTATGTTGATGGCTGCTAACCAGGTCGGCAAATCATTGACCGGCTGCACTATTGACGCCTTTCATCTTACCGGTGATTATCCCGATGATTGGGAGGGTCACAAGTTCGAATCACCTCCTATGTGCTGGTTGCTTGGATACTCAGGCGAGAAGACCCGCGACCTATTGCAGCAAAAGCTATTCGGCAGATTCCATGGCGGTAAGTTTGAGGGTGGATTAATCCCAGCTGATAAGGTTGCACCGGGTGGCTGGCGATCAATGACCGGCACCAGTGGAGCCATGAGGGAAGTTAGGGTTATCCACAAGAACGGTATAGCCACTTGCCAGTTCTGGTCATACAGTCAGGGCCAACATGCGCTTATGGGCGATGTGGTTGACTGGTATCACATCGACGAAGAACCCAAAGACCCCGAGATCTATCCACAGGTTATAACCAGGACGCTAAACGGTGACAAGGGTAGAGGCGGGCGGGGCATACTCACATTTACCCCAGAGAATGGCAAGACAGAGCTGGTCTGTAAGTTTATGGATGAGCCTATCAAATCCCAGTACCTGCAAACGGCAACATGGGATGATGCTTATCACCTAAGCGACGACATCAAAGAAGCCATATTATCCCAGTATCCTAACTATCAACGTGATATGAGATCACGCGGCATACCCTTGATGGGCGCTGGTCTTATCTATGAGCACTCAGAACAGGTGACACGCTGCGAGCCATTCGAGATCCCTGCTCACTGGTATCTAATCAACGGCATGGACTTTGGCTGGGATCACCCGCAAGCGCATGTACAGCTAGCCTGGGATATGGGCAGCGACATCTTCTATGTTATCCACGCGTTCAAGAAAGGTAAGATCCAGCCCTATGAAGCATGGGAAGTAATCAAGTCATGGTCCGAAGATGTACCGGTAGCCTGGCCACACGATGGCCTACAGCACGAGAAGGGATCAGCCAAACAGCAAAAGGATTACTACGAAGAGGCTGGCTTTGAGATGCTAGACGACCACTCAACATGGGAAGAGGGCGGTAACGGTGTCGAGGCTGGACTAATGGAAATCAATAATCTGATGAAAACAGGACGTTTTAAGGTTTTTTCTCACTTAATTGAGGTATTTGAAGAGATTAGAGGCTATCATAGAATATCAAAGCCTAACGGTAAGAGTGAGATAGTTAAGAAAGGCGATGATCTTGTTGATGCTATTCGCTACGCTTACATGATGAGACGCCACGCCATACAAAAGAACGACATTGGCCGCGAGTTTTATGATGACGATGATCACTTTGAAGACACTAACGCGATGGGATACTAATAATGTTCATTGATAACTACCTAAATCTATACATGGTCGACGCACTAAAAGAGAGCGGCATAGTGATCACCCGTGATGAGGCGCGAAGGATGGCGCTAGGCAAGGCCTGCATGTTCTCCTTTGATAAAGTGAGCGGCGATGTTGCTAATGTATGGCAAGACCCAGCAATGACCATCCCTCTACCTAATCCACTGCAAGCTGATTCTAATGGCGTGTTCCCTGATTATGTAGCTGGGGATAATGTTAAGTTTCTGGTTCAGGATCGTACCGGCAAAGCCATCGAGCGCTGCTATATTGGTGAGACTCCGGCTTATGAGCAGGCTGATAATGATATTGTGCAGGTTCATCAGGCCGACAAGGCATTGGTGCCACTGCTGTTGCTGGATTGTTAAGGGTTAATAACAATGGCTATTAAAGAATTACTAGAGTTTGTCGGCAAGCAGAACATCGCCGAGGACATCGACGACGAAAAGCTAGCAATGCTAGGCATTCGCGTTAATCGCCAATTCACTGAAGACTGGGGATCAATGTCTGATTGGATGGAAGGCGTCGATGAAGGCGCCAAGCTGATGAAGCAAGAGTTTCGTCCTAAGTCCACGCCTTGGGATGGTGCCAGCAACTTCAAGACGCCAATGCTATCAGAGGCGTCCATTGCCTTTGGCGACAAGGCATCGCTTGAGATACTGCGCGCTAGAAACCTGGTGAAAGCTGATATTATCGGGCGCGACAAGACTGGCCAGAAGAAAGAATTAGCCGAGCGTGTCACTGAGGCCATGAACTACCAGGTTAATTATCAAATGAAAGGGTGGCGCAAGGACCAGAAGCGCATGCTTTACTCGCTGCCTAATGTTGGCTGCATGTTTAAGAAGACTGTATTTGATCCACTGCTAGGCACGACTGTATCCCATATTATTCAGTACCCAGACTTCGCCGTTAACCAAGCCACGACAGACTTAGAGACCAACCGATCTTTTACACAGATTCTTGACGTTGATCAGAATGGTGTTGTCGAGCGTCAAAATGCTGGCCTATGGCTTGACGCGGAAATATACCCTGAAGATTCCGACGGTGACGAAGGTTCCAATGAGCAGGCCGGCACCATTGATGCTGAGGATAATCCCGATAGATTCCTTGAGCAGCAGTGTTTTGCTGATCTTGATGGCGACGGTATCGAAGAGCCTTACATTGTCACTATCCATGAAAGATCAATGAAGGTAATGAGAATCATTCCTCGTTATGATATGCGCTCGTTTATGGTTAAGGCGCCCAATGGACTGGTGATGAACCTAGTCGAAGTGCTTAAGCGGAAGACCATTGCCGATGTAGAGGGGCAATCAGTAACACCGCAAGCATTGCCCGAGGTTGAGGATATAAGCGCACTCAAGTTAGTGCGTATTAACCCCATACAACAGATCACCAAGTATGGTTTTATTCCCTCACCAGACGGCACGTTTCTTGACTTAGGCTATTCGCACCTCCTTGGTGCAATTGCTCAAGGTGTCAACACCACAACTAATCAACTAACAGACTCCGGCACCATTAGGAATGTTGGTGGTGGATTTCTCGCTAAGGGATTCCGCAAGAAGATGGGGCCAATGCGCCTCAAGCCTGGTGAGTGGAAGGCTACAGATATTAAGGCTTCCGATCTTCAGTCAGGAATGATGCCTAATCCTAACCCCGAGCCAAGCCAAACCCTATTTGCATTGAATGAGAAGCTAGAGCAGCAAGGCAGAGGCTTCGCAGCGATAGTGGACACTAGCGGGCAGATACAGGCTAACACTGCCCCAACTACCGCGCTGGCAATCATACAAGAGGCGATGATTTCAACATCGGCATTGATGGGCCGGGTTATTGACAGCATGTCTGATGAATTCCAGATTCTATTTGATTTAGATAAGCGCGTATTCGATCCCGAGCTATACAAAGTAATACTTGACGATGAGAAGGCCAGCTCGGTTTCTGATTTCAACAATGAATCACTTGATATTGTGCCAACTGCTAGCCCTGAAATGTCGTCTAAGATGCAAAGAATGCAGCTTTCGCTGGCAGAAATGGAGCAGATACCTAGCGTAATTCAGGCCGGCGGTAATCCTACGCCTATAGTCAAGAACTTCTATGAGCGTATTGGCTCGGATAATGTTGATGAGATATTCCCAGAGAAGCCAACGGACGCACAAGCCGAAGAGATGGCAAGATTCACCGAAGTTCAACAGCAGCAGAACGCCCTAGCCGAACAGCAGTTAGAGACATCAAGACTACAAACCGAGATTCTGGGCAGAGAGCAAGACAGGCTCGACGCTGAGACTAAGATGAAGATCCAGGAGACTATCGGCAAACTAGAGAAGATGCGGTCAGAATCCATATTGAACCTAGAGAAAGCCGAAACAGAAGAGACAAAGAACCAAATAAGCGCTTACACCGCCGAGCTAAACGGCACCATTAGTATGTTAACTGCGATAGGAGCAGACGATGTTAGAAGAGCTAATAACAGAGACAAAGTCACGGCACAGCAAGCGGCCAATATCACAGGAGGTGTACAGTAAATGGCGAAGTTCTGCCGTTACTAAACGCCTTTTCGAAGACTTGGAGCTAGCTGTAATAAATAGCTTCCAAGACTACCTCCCCGAAAACTCCCGCGACGGTATCGTTATTCAATCCATGCTTAGGCAGGGAGAGATGGCTATGGTCGAGCAAGTCTTAGACTGGAAGCCCACTGGATTGGAGGATATGCACGATGAGGATTAAGCCATTAGGTTTCTACGTATTAATCGAGATGGAAAAGGTCGAGGAAGTAACGGCTGGCGGCATCATCCTAAACACCGATATGGTTAGCAAAGAGCAAGATGCCACTGATGTCGGTTATGTCCGCGCTATTGGACCTACTGCTTATCACGGGTATCCGGGGTGTGATTTGCTAGAAGGCGAATTATTGCCTTCTGCGAAATGGGGCTTAGAAATCGGGCAGAAGATTGAATACCGCCGGTTCGAGGGCAAGAAGTCAGTAGTAAAAGACTACGAGAACTACCGTTACATTCCTGACAGCCACATCATTGGAGCAATAGACGATGAA